TGCTGCTTTTTTTGACACTTCGTCCGCCCTTCGAGCCACGATACCAACCACAGAAAGCTCAGCTGTGTGCTGGGTCAGCGTGGCAGTTAGGTCAGAGAGTGACTGTTGATACTTGCCAAGCTGCTCATTCATGACCTGCTGACGGGTCTCCAAGCGGGTAAGCGTGTTGGTGATAGTGCTCTTCCAGGCATCCTCTTTTTCTTTGTCATCTCGGCTAGCTCGCTGCAAGTTCGAGATGGCAACAAGACCGCCCAAGAACGCACCTACGATAGAGACGAAGAAGGAGACCATTTCAGCTGTGATATTCATAACATCACCTCTTATTCCATGCTCTTAGGAAGAATTGGAATAATTCCCGTAGCGTAGCCACTGCTGTAGTTATAGAGGTAAATATGACCATTGCCAGCACCAGCTGCGCCAATCCAAATCTTGGCAGTGCTGTTCTCTCTCTGTGTGCCTAGAGGGTAATAACCCTCAATGGCTGGCAAAAGATCGTCTGGCATTTGTGATGTGGTTATATAATTCGATTGACCAGCTGCAAGATAACAATCGAGATACATCATTCCGCCACGTACACAGTAGCGGACGCGACAAACGCCGTCGTCTTGCAGGGTAACCCAAGGCGTGAACTTTAGCAGCTTAACGAGATCTTTATAACTAATCTTGCCGCTTCCAGTCTCTTGACCGTCCTTTGGATAAACCTTCAATTTGTCTGACATGAAACGAATGCCAGAGTACCCCGTACTTCCAGGAATTTGAAGATGAATATTTAGCGCTTTGGCAAATAATGTGTCGTTTGTAGTCAAGCCAATATTGTCAGAGTAAAGAACGGTTCCCATCTTAACGTCTTTTCTTGCGCCAAAATCATAGGTGACAACGTCCATATCTGACCTAATGATTAGCTTGTTGCTTGCAAGCGATACCGTCTTATCTGTGAAGTTGGCGAGGTTATTCTTGCCATTCATAAGCCATACGCCGTCTTTGTTGACCCAGACGAACTTGTTTTGCTTATCGCCCACATAAGCACCGCGTGCATCATGCGAGAAGGCATTTGACAAGCTGTCAACCGTTGCCTTCACCTCTGTTGCCTTGTTGTTTGCTTCCGTTGCCATAGTCTTTGCCTCCTTTGCTGCGTCCTTAGCGTTCTTTGCATCTGTTGCTACGTGGCTCACTTCCTCCGCCGCCTTCTCAGCTTTAGCCGCGACAGTCTCAACCTTCTCCGCCGCTGCTGTTGCTGTGGTTGCTACGTCAGCAATCTTCTCTGTGGCTGCGTCAGCTTTCTTCTCAACCGCTACCGCTTTCTCCTCGACGGCCGCAACAGCTATGGTCGTCTTGTGAGTGTCTTCTACCGTTTTGCGTGTGGTTGATGCGAGGGCGGTCAGACGCTTCTCAGTGGCTTCCTGCGTGCGTTCCTGGGACGTTGTGCCGCTCTTGGTCAGTGTGCCTTCGATTGCGCCGAAGCTGTATCGCGTGGCCTTTGGGTCAACGAGGTTAATCGTTCGACCAACACAGAGCATCATGCGGTCGATGCCGTGCGGCTCACTTGTAACCTGGACGCGCTGTAAGTAATCAATCTGCTGGACAGCCGCGTCTGCGTAGTGCAAGTCCGTAGCGCTTACGGTGATGGAATCAGAGAGCTTGCCCGCGGCAAGGTCGGCCACTGCTTTATCTGCAAGAGCCTGTGGTTGGCTCAGATGGTCATACTCCATCAGCTTCTCGATAACGCCGTAACGCTCAGCCATTGCAGTATCGACAACCGCATCGCCGACAATGTCATAGCCACCGCCAACGTAGGCGTGCTCGTCGTCGATGGTTACGTCTTTCTCGTCTTCGCCTTCGCCGGTTTTTCCCACAGGCACGATGGCCGTGTAGATGTCCTTACCGTCCGCGCCGGTGTTTAGATCTAGAAGGTTCTGGCCAAGCTCCACAGACTGAGCAGCTTCGCTTGAACCGTCCGCGTTCAGCCAGTCGAGGTAGTTATCCTCGCCTACATAGCGAACGCGGAAGTAACCGCCGCAGAGCTTCGTGAGCTTCTCGCGCATCTCCTTCAATGTGGTCGGACGTGTTCCTGTACCACGCTGAAGTGCGCCGAAGTTAATACCGGCGTTAATGCCTACCTTGAACTTCTCGCATCGGTTAGACACGCGTGCGTTGTGCTGCTCAATGAACCACTCGAATAACTCGCCAGCCTTGGCGGGCGCGTTAATCTCACAGTCAATCTCGTCGGTGTCGTATGTCTTATATGGACGAACTGTGGTGTCATTGAGATACGCCATAGCGCCCTCGCAGGTGACATCAATAGATCCATTCATGGACATCGACACTTTGCGAATACGACCACGGAAGAGAATCTTCTGTGTTTCGTGCTCCGTGAGCTCAATCTCGCGCTCGGTATTCATGACCGATTCACGATTAAATGCGCGCCAGAGTGGGTGTGTTGGTTGCACGGTAAAAGAAAGAGTCGGAGATTGCCCCGACTCTTCTACAAGCTTACCGGCTGAGATTTGCACGCCTTCCTCACGCGGATCATGAATGACGTTTCCCGCATAAGTCAGCACATACATTTATGCCACCCTCTCCCACATATACACAACGCGGTATGGCGGCATGTTGTTGTGTGGCTGACCTCCACCAACCGCATCAACCTGGAAGCGGTAATTGGTGTACGTGTCAGCCGAGCGTGCCGTCCACTGTGTACCGCCGCCATTGTCCGTGCCATAGTGCATGCTAGTGTCGTGGCTGTGCGATGGCATTTCGTTGATGGTTAGCGTGTGAGTATCCTCGCCGCCTGTTGAGCCTGCGGGGAATTTCTGTGACTGCGCCAGAAGAAATACACCATTCAGCGCTTGCCATGTACCGCCCAAAAACGTTGATGGGTCGGTTGGTTTGGTGCTTTGGTAAATCGCACCCACTGGGAACATTGCGTCCAGCAGGTCAAAGTTCTTGGCGAGGTCCTTAATAGTCTGAACAGTCTCGTCCGTGACGTCAGGCTTCGTGAGACCCAGCCTTGGAGTCTTTGTGCTCATTAAATGTCCTTCCAATCGAAGTCGAGCATAACTGTTGTGTTGTTGTGCGTCTCTGCGTCATCGACGTACGCATGCTCGTGCCATGTTCCGCGCATGTCCTGCCACTTCTTGCCGGCGAGACTGGACCACTTCAGACCCTTGAGCCTGTTTTTACCAGCGCGGCCGACGTATGCCAGGCTTGTGCCATCGAGTTGCTCCCACGTAAGCCCCGCGTAATCGCGCCAGATTGCCGTTCCGTAGTCCGGTGTAGTGTTCACGGTTACGCGGTTCTTTCCGTTGTGCAGCTCCAGGTCACGGTTTATCCACACACCCGGCTGAAGGTCAACGGTTCGCCCGTTGATGTTGACCAATGCACGCGCCTGACATGTAATGGTCGGAACCACCGCATGCGCGGGTCCGTCGATGATGTAGGTCTTACCAAGCTCACCGTCGAGCTCGTAGTGCATGATGCCGCGCGACTTGTATGGATCTGCAGTGATTGTTAGCTTGATGGCCGCCGTCTCGTCGTAGAGCGTCTGGGAGGTTACCTCAAAGCGTCCTGTGTACGTGTAACTCTCGTCCCAGGACAACGTGAAATCCAGTCGTCTACCGTGGAGCATGTTACGCAAAGCGGTCAGCGTCGTCTCAACGCTTGCCCAGTCGTGCGTATCAAGCGGCGAGAGTGTGATGGTGATTGTTCGCTTGTCGAACACCGGAGCACCCGTCAGCCACTCAGACAAGTCCAGAACGCCATCTCGTCCAGGGATAGATACCGTAGACGTTCTCGTGGCTGGTGGCTTGTCTGTGTAGTTCGTGACCGCCAAGCGATAGGTGGCGCAGAGCGGCACTCCATCAACCACAACTTCATACGTGTCTGTTAGTTCCGTCATCTGTTTGCCACCACCTTGTATTCTCCGAGGTTCGAGTCCACATACGGCGAGACGATTGAACCGACCGTCTGGCCATCCATCACAACGCGCATATTGCGCACATCTTCGCGAAGTCCTGAAATCTCACTAATCAGTTCATCGTCATCCTTAGAGTTGTTCACTGCGTCACTGATGTAGCCTGTGAGCGTGCTGATTGGTGCGACTGCTTCGGGTCCCGCTTCTCCGCCAATCATGGCTTTGTTCCCGTTCATGCCGAACATGGTCGGGTTCATCAGAACACCGCCGTCGGCGTACCACTCAATGCCCAGGCTTGGGACTGATGGTGGAGCGAGCGAGAATGTGCCGGAAATGCTGAAGTGTGGAAGCTTAATCTTTGGGAACTCAAGATGAAGACCGCGGAAGAATCCACTGATAGCGTCCAAAGCTCCGGATACGGTGTTCTTAGCGTCGCCCATGACGTTGCCAATCGTGCTCGAGATACCGTGGAAGATGTTGCCCACTGTGGTCGAGATGCCGTTAAACACTGCCTGGAACGTTCCAGAGATTCCGTTGACAATGCCGGACAGAGCAGACGAGAGGCCATTCACGATGCTCGTGACGGTTGTACTCATGCCCTGGAACACTGACTGTGCGCCATTGGCGGCCATCTGCCAGTTGCCTGTGAAGATGCCAACAAACACGCCGATGACCGTCTGAATCACGCCGACCGTGGTCTGAATGATTCCGGAGATTGTTCCCATAACCGTCATAACGATACCGCCGACAACCTCAAACGCTGCACCGAATACCACGGACACGATTGTGGCCACTGTGGTAAGCGCTACGCCCAAGTTCTGCAGAACCGTGTCAACAAGTGGCTGAGCCGCTGCAGCGAACTGAGAAATGGCGTCTCGTGCCGTTTCAATGTATGGCGATAGAGTTTCAAACGCTCCGCCAACAGCTTCACCGAACCCGCTGAACGCTTCAACGATAAGACCCGCGCCCGTGCTTAGTCCATCAAGTGCAGGCTGCAGGATGCTCATGACAAAGTCGGCCACTGGCTGCATGGACTGAAGCCACGCGTCGAACCCTCCGCCAGTAGATAGCTCCGTGATTGCGTCCGCGAGCATCTTGATTAGATCCGCTGCGCCATTGACAACGACCGCAAACGCTCCGCCGAGTACATCAACGATTGAGTTCAGCACCGGAACGATGGCGTCTATTGCCGCGCCGAAGATTGGCCCTAGCGCGTTGCCAAGCTCACCAAGTGCGCCCATAAGATTGCCGAGCGCGTCTTGTAGTGGTGGAGACACCGCAACCAGTCCGGCAAACGCAGCGATGGCGATTCCAACGGGGCCACCTAGCGCGCCAAGCAACCCAGACAAAGGTCCGAGCAAAGCACTAAGCACTGGGATATTGGCGATAACCGGAGCAAGGCCGCTGAGCGCCATGGCCGAGAAAGCCGCGGCGATAGGAGCCACAAATGTCGGAATATTGCCGAGTTGCTTGCCCATGGCGTCAATAGCCGGTGCCGCTTGCTTGAACGCATCAACCAACACCTGAATGGCCTGCGTGAAGATTGGAGCGGTCAGACGCGACAGAGCGGCGCGAACGTTAGCGAATGAGCCAGCCAGTGTGTTACCAGATGACAGAGCCGCTTCGCCTAGACCGACGCGCATGGCTTCCGAGAATGTATGGAAGTCAATCTGGCCCTTGGAGACCATCTCGGAGACTTCCTTGGACGTCTTGCCAAGGTATTCACCCAGAAGCTGAAGCACCGGCACGCCAGAGCTTGAAAGCTGCAGCATGTCGTCGCCCATCAGCTTGCCACGTGATGCGACGGATGAAAAGATGACGCCGATATCGTTGAATGCTCGACCAGATGCCGCCGCAACGTTTGCAACAGACTTCAGTGTGTTAGTCATTTCCTCGCCGGACTTAATGCCAGCTGCAGAAAGCGTTGCCGCGGCCGTTGCTGCGTCACCTAGACCAAACGCCGTGCCACGAACTGATTGCGTGGCCGAGTCCATGATGGACTCAATGTCCTGGGCGTCATGGCCAAAGCCGGCGAGCTTCTTTCGTGCATTGTCGATGTTCAGCGCGCGGTCGATGCCGCCCTGGATGGCCATACCAGCAACCGCAGCAATTCCAGCCTGGCCTACACCAATCAGTGAGCTCGTGATTTGCTGGGTGTTGGTACGCACGGCGTTCCAAGCGTTGGTCAGTCCGTTTCTCGCGCTTGTCGCGATGCCGTTGAAGATGTTCTGAGCGCGCGACCTAAGCTCTGCAAACGATGACTGCACGCTGCCAGACGCATCGCCCATGCTGTGATCCATAGAGCGCGATACTTCCTGCGCCTTGTTCTGGATCTGACTGAGTGAAGATTGCGCCTTATTTACGCCGTCAATGAAACCGTCGGCATTGACGGTAAACTTCGCGGAGAGTGTATAGTCACTTGCCATATATACCTCCTCTCATGTTTATTTCTGTTGATTCGATAGAGCCTTCTCGAGCGCGACCATTTTGTCGCGCGCTTCTTTCGCGCTCATGGTCTTTCTGTCAGGCTTGTTTGCTTCAACCCACAAAAGCTCAGGCTCTTCGCTCTTCTTCTTGTAGCCGTTGGCGAGTGCGGTGGCTATTGCTTCGTTGAGAAGCATTTGGTCATACGCGACGCGGTCATGTTCAGCCACTTGAAGAAGGGCAATCTGAGCCGCTGTGAGCCTGTCAAACTCGTCTGGCGTCCACCCAAAGCGAACAGCCGCCCACGCCCACATTGCGTCACGCTCGTAGCCTGTCGGCGGCTTCTGTGACGCTTCTTGTGGTTGGTTGGCTTGTTGTTGTTTGCTTGTGGACGGTCTGACCCAGCGCGGGCTCGCGAGATCTATCGGAATAAAAAACCGCAGTCCTTCATGAGTGAGTCGCTTACGGCTTCAATCATCTGAGCGTAGCCATGCTCCTGCAGGTACTTTCCAGCAAGCTCAATGGCCTGTGTGGGGTTAACCCATACACTCTGACCACTCTCACGGATGCCATACGCGAAGATAGTCTTAGTCTCGCGCAGGGTTGGCTGAGCGGTGAATACGCTAATAATGCTTTTGTTACCAATCGCGCTCTCGGCCATTTCGACACGCTTCTCCGCGTAGAGAAGCTCGTATGTAGTACCGTCAACCTCGAAGGTAAAATCTGCCATTTCTTACTCCTTAACTAATAAAAAAGGGGCAGCCGAAGCTACCCCGTGAGTTGTGTTTGTGGACGCTTATCGTCCTGTTGGCTTGGTAATTGCCTTAGCCTTGGCGGCTGCGTCAATATCGAACCACGTCCACTTGCCTGTGCCTGTGAGAGACACAGACGCGGTGCGTACGTCATCGGTTGGTGAGTCAGCCTCGTACTTAGTAACGATGACAGCGCCGCCGCCGATTGGCGTGAAGTCTGTGTTGTCCAGGAACTCCTTGACGCACAGAATAGTGCCGTCGGCGAGTGCCTGGCGGAACAGTTTATCGCTCTCTGCGTCCTTGACGGCCACCGTATCAACGGAAACCTCGAAGGAACGGGTAGATGCGCGGTTAACCTTCCACGCACCGCGAGAAGACTTCGTGGAGACGCTTGTGGTATCAGCGGAAAGCGATACCTTGTGAGACTTCTCGCCAGCGATTGCGAGAAGCTTAGATCCATCAGCGGAAAATACGCCGAGCAGGACCTCTGCGCCGTTTACAGCGTTAACACCACCGGCGGAAACGTCACAATATGCGCCACTATCGAATGCAGTTGGCTCTGGCATAGTAATGCCCCTTTCTACTTAATAATCAGACCATAGGAGACGACCACCTCGAACGGCACGACCGCGTGCCACTCGCCTGTTTCGTCTCTCTTGATTGTGTTTAGACCGTTATCCGTTTGACGGATGACCTGGAACGGACAAGCCAAACTAATTGGCTGGCTCATGGCTTCTTCTAGAGCCGTCACCATCTTGAATATTTCCTCGCGCGTCTTAGACGGCTTAGAAATTGCGTGAAGCTCGATGGTGTAGACGTCCAGCCACATTGTTTTAGTTTTGTCCGGACGAACTGAGAGTGCGCCGACGGAATAAAGAGGAGAGGGTTCTTTATTCGCGTCGGTCACACATTTAACGCCCGTGCCTTCTTTGACACGTGCCACAACCGCCGCGACAAAGTCGTCAAGCGGGAGTCGCCTTAGTGCTTGCCTCATAAGCCTTTACTCCTTAGATACTCACCGCACCGCTTCTTCAGAACAGCGCGTGCCGCCTTTATCTCCGTAGCAAAGAAGTGCTGACCTTCCACAAAGGGAGCCTTTAAGCGCTTCCCAATCTTCGGAACGTACTGACCAACGTTTTGGCGGTGGCCGTACTCAACATGCGGCGCGTACTCGCCTGTGTAGCCGACCTCACCCTCGCCACCTTTGACACTCTGGCGAATGGATCCAATTAACTCGCCCGTGTCTCTCGGTGTGGTTGCGCGTAGGTCTTCGGCTATCTCATTCACGGTGCGCTTCATAACAATCTCGGGCTTGATGTTTGCAAGCTCTTTCAGTGCGTCGCCAAGTCCGCCATCGTCAAACTCCAGGCGAACACTAGGCATACGCATCACCCTTTAGCTTCTTCAGTGACAGAACGCGGCGGCGTCCGAAGTCACTCACATGGATGACCTCGAAGACGTCACCAGCGTCAATCACGGGAAAGCGTACAAGAGACGCACGGAGGGCAAGCTCGGCGGGAACTGTCGTGACAAGCGTCAAGTCACATGCCGCGTAGTCGTTGCCTTCGTTTACCGTCTCAACAAGGGACGCAGGGCATACCCTCGCCCGGGTGGTTGTAAGCACCCGACGCGAGAGTACGCGATTGCCTAGTTTGTCGCGCGTATCGGTATCCGCGAGTTCAATCAACTCGCACATCCGCCACTTCATACGAACCTCACCTTTGGAAACTGCAGAGCGGCGGTAGTGTCCGCCCTAGCAATTTCAGCTAAGGCAGAAAGCTCCGCGGCGTACTCCGCGAGAAGGTCGTCCACAAACTGAAGGGACAAGGTTCCGCCCTGTCCCTCCGCTTCCTGTGTGATGCCTTCGTCGAATCTGCGATTCACCGCCTTGATGGTTGCATCAACCACAAGGGACTCAGCTGTGGTGGGCAGCGTAGATACGCCAACGCGCAAACAGATGCGGTCCGTGAGCGTATGCGTGACCTCTTCCAGCCACTTATCGCTCGGCTTATCATCGACCGCTTCGAGTCGTGTTTTGACACGATCTAATACGCTCATACGCTCACCTCCTTACTTGTGGATTAGACGGTTGCCTTAATCTCTGCCTTAACAACGCCGTCGGTAATCTCTGGGAAGATCTTGACGCCAGACATAACCAAGGTGTCGCAGGTTGCGGTCTTGGTGTCAGTGCTGTGGGTGATACCAACGAAGCCAGTAGCGTCGGAGGTCAGGCCGAAGGTGGATGCAAGGTCAGAACCGTTTGCTGGGACATATGCCAAGTTGAGGTTCATGGCTGCAGTACCGAAGATGGAGCCTGCTCTAACCTTGGAAGAGGTGATTGCAGTACCCAAGCCAAGGAAGTCCTTGAGGTAAGTAATACCTGCAGCGTTCTGGGTGGTTACGGTTGCGGTGCCGAGGTAATCAGCAACATCCAGAGGATTGACGAAGAAGACGAATGGATTAGCTGCGTCGGTGTCGAATCCGTCATATCCCTCGAACTTAGCGGTCAGAGTTGCCCAGAGGTTGGCCATAGCTGCCTGAAGGGTCTTGCCGTTCTTTGCTGCAGCAGTGGTGGTTGCGACACTTGCAATCAGATCGCTGCGAATGCCGTTCTGGATGGTGCCGATAAGCTGAGCGTCTGCTTCGTTGATTGCACGGTCGCGGCCACGAAGCTGAATAGCCTCGGCGGAGGTTACGCGGCGATACTTGTTGAGCGGAAGCTCGATGGTCTGGTCAAGCTGGCGCTTGATGTTAGACGCTGGAATGGTGTCACCCTCGGCAACGACGCCACTCTTGACGTCCTTCACGAACTTGTAGGTCTTGATGGTGCCGCCCTGTGGTACTGGGATAAGGTTGGTAATACCGAGAGCCTTCTGAAGCTCCTGGATGCCCTGGGAGAATCGGTTGACGTAATCAATAGAAATCTCAGGAGCGATGTCGGTCTTTACAGTGAGTCCTGTTTCTGCTGGCATAATGTGCCACCTTTCTTAGTGTTAAACAAACAATCCGATGTTGTCGCGGATGGCTGCCTGGCGAGCGATTGGGTCCTTGATGGCCAAGATCTCTTCTTTGGTCATCGTCTTAGCGGCCACACCCGCCGCAGGAGCTTTGCCCGCGAGCTGTTTCTTCACAGCATCTTCTACGGCCGCCGTGAAAGCCGTTGAGAAAGCGTCAACGGACGCCTTTGTTTCCTCTGCAGTCTCACCCACTAAACGCGCGAGAATGTCATCGCTAACCGTGATACCTTGCTCAGAGAGTTGACGACGAGACTCAGCCACCATCGCGTTTACAGTGTCGCGACGCTTGTACTCGTCAAGCTCCTTCTGAACTTTGTCACGTTCGTACTCTGCTTTTTGCTGAGCATTCATCTCGGCCAGTTTTGCAGCTTCCTCAACCTTTGCGGCTTGCTGCTTTTCCCACTTCGCGAGACGTTTGGAGACAATCTCGTCAACATCAGCGTCCGTGTACTTTGGCTGCTGCTTGTTGTCGTCCTGCTTTGGCTCTGTCTGTGTGGTGGCTGCGTCCTTGTTAGCGCCCTCGCCATCCACTACAGGAGCTTGAGCTTGCTTAGTCTCCTCCGTGGTCTCTGTGGTTGTTGCTGCGTTTGTTTCTGCACCCATTGTTTTCTCCTAATCCCCGGCGCTCCCAGGCGCGTCGGCGTGCCTTTTCTCCTTAGCTTTTAGCGACATCAAAGCTTGGTCGACGCATTAAAAAAGCGACCGTCTAGTCGCTTTCAATACACAGTTCAACAATTTTCTCTAGTACCTCGTCCGTGGGACATCCTCGGCAACGCATAAGCTCGCGCTCCCCTGCGTCCACAACGCACACCGTCGGAAGGTGAGTGATGCTCTTCGCGTCCCTGGACCTCGGTGAGCTATCCACGTCGATAATCTCGTACTCGATATCTTCTTCAGATAAAGCCGGCACTATCCTCTTGATAGTCCCGCGGCAGATGCTGCACCACTCGGCCATGTAGATCACTACTCGCGCCATATTCTCACCTCCTATAATTGCAATATCTTATTGACTAATATCTAAAAAATAGGGTATATTACGAGTGAAGCGAGGTACGCCCGTCCAGTTGCTTGGAAGGACACGACCTCGCTTCTAGCTTTTCAAAAATATTTCTTTGCTTCCATCACGATAAATATATATAACTTCAACTCCATAATCTTTCATGCGATCTTTAATTGCTTCAATCAACTCTTCTTCATCTCTTGTTGCATCGAATGAAGTAATTACAATTCTTGTTTCATTGTCAGCTTCAAGTCCGAGCTTTTCCCATTTATGATAAGCCTTACGCATTTGGTCATTTAATGAATGGTTGCCGTCTCCGATATTCTTTATCTCCCATAATTGCTCTTTAGTTCCAATTTTTAAATCAATGTTCGAAGCTGCTTCAGCATCCTCTTTGGGAACAATAATCCTGTAACCAAATCGCTCCAAAGCATCAATGGCTTTTGCTTCATGAGGTTCAAGTTTCTCTTTATCTTTCTCATAAATAACGGAACCTTCGCCTGGCTTTGGATTAAACGGATTATCCGAGAGCTTACCAATTTTACGCTTACCAGCTTTCTTCGCTCCAACGCCGCCCCAATTCTCGCGAGCGTCTTCTGTAGCTTTCTGTCTCGCCAGCTCCTCCTGCTTCTGTTGCCATGCGTCCCAATCATCCACGGCTGGCGCAATCTGACATCTGCAGTATGGGTGCAGCGGTGGGAAGTTCACGCCCACTTGCATATCCTCGAAACGGAACGTAGATCCATTCACACCTTCGCACTCTTCACAGGCGCGCTCGTCATGCACCACCTCGATGGTGTAGGAATCAAAGCCTTCACGCTTCAACTCCTCAACCTGCGCCATGCGTGAGACGTAGGTTCCCTCGGTGTAGACCAGGCGCATGAGTGAAGACTGCGGAACATCCACAAAGCGCTTCTCGAGTGCCTTCGCAATACGCTGATACGAATCACCGCGCGCGAGTGCCTTCGACATGTCCTGCGCCACGTAAGACGCGAGGGTCTCCGTGTTGTCCCAGATGCGCTGAGAGTATGAGGTGTTTCCCGTCCACACGGTATCGACAAAACGGCGAACCGCATCAGAGTCCATGCTGTAGAACGACCGACCAAATCCCATCGCTTCAGCCGCCGTGTTTGCACCGCGCAGAGACTGGCGCATGATGTGGTTGTCTATGCGCTGAACCACGTCTCCTGTTGCTTGGTAAAGGTGTAAGCGCGCAGACGCTTGTAAGCCTTCGAGCCTGTTCAGTTGGTAGATACTCTTACGCACATCCACAATGGACTGCATATCCGGGTGCTGGCGTAGAAACTCGTCACAGTCACGAATAAGAAGCTCGCGGTCTTTGGGGTCCATCGTCTCCATAAGGCGGCGATATTCCAGGACACCATTCTCGCCGTAGCGTTGATAATACTCCGCAATCTCGCGGTTCAGGCGGCGAAGCTCGCTCTCGTAGGCGTTATGGACGCGTAGAGACAGAGCGCGTTCGTCTTTCTCCATCGCTGCGTCAGCGAGTGTTTGGCGCTGGTGCCAATACGAGTCCATGTTGCTCCTTTACTTAACAATTTCCGACGTAGCATCGCCCAAAAGAATCGAGCGTGCTTTGTCATGATCTACTCCAATAGACGCACTAATGACGCTTATCGCCTGAGCTTCTGACAGGCTTCCCGCGGCGTACTGTGCAATAACAGAAAGAAGTGATTGGGTCTGTGCTCCGTTGAGCGACTTCAGACCTCCATCACTCGCCCCCCCCGTCTGTACGGTCTGGAACCATCTGTGCGGCTTGCTCAGCGCGTTCATCGGCGATGCGCTGCATCTCAGCCTGTGGTGAGTCAACGCACGAGAGCACGGACAGCTGCGTCTCCTCGGATGTAATGCCGGAGAGATTGCCCGCAATCTGAGACTCTTCGAGCAGGTTCGATGGTAGGTTGCGCGTAAAGGTGGCGCGTACGGTAGTCCATGCCTTTGTGTCCAGGCGTGTGTTTCCTGCGTAATTACAAAGCAGCTTCCAACGCCTAGAGAGTGAGCGGCGGAACTTCCTCTGCTTTACTACAGCGATATCGCTCATGGCCTGCAGACGGTACTTGATAGCAATGCCGGAGCTTGTGTCGAACTTCTCGCTTGAGAGGTCTGACACCATCGACAAAACGAAGATAAGACGCTCCACACGATCAATGAAGTTTTCCTGCGTGCCGTCCGCGTCAGGCTTAGACAGAAACTCAACAGTGACGTTTGCCGAGTCTCTAGAGTCCAGGTTGATAATGCGCGAATCCCTCAGACTCTGCAGGGTCTGTTCATCCAGACGTGCACCGAGAATCTTTAGGTATGCATCGGCGTAATACTCGACATCGTTGGCCTTCTCGGAGATAGCCTTGTTGTACGCGTTAATAAGTGACATAACACCCTCGAACAAACCAAGGCGCTCCTCATTGTCTACATACTCAATCACAGGCACATCGTCAAAGCCGTGGATGACGGGTTCACCGAAGATGACCTTCGAGCCATCCATCACGAACGGCGTCTCGAACATTGAATCGTAGAGCGTTCCGCGCAGTGTGTCGCGAGCGTTATCGAAAAGGTTATCGTCCAGCCAGAAGCGCACCGCGTAGATGATGTCATTCTCTACGGTGTCATCGCGAACAACAAAGCAGTTCAGCGGTGTCACAGAGCAAGAACGCGCGAAGGCTTCCTCGTCGCGCCACATCAGCTCGTAGCCTGCGCCATAGATGTCCGCTAGCTTGGAAAGCTCTGCGTCTAGGTCATCGGAGTCGTTGACCGCGCTCCATACGTCCAGATACTCTGCAAACGCTTCATCGTCCGCCGTTGTACGAATAGGAACGCCCAAGAAGTAGCCGACCATGGAGTCCACGATCTGCTTGGCAAAGTTGGCCACGAGCCTGTTGTCTGGCTTGTATTCTGCTTTTTCTTTCTGGTGCAGAATGTCGTGGTCGCCCTCGTATGCTTTGCGAAGACTGGCCAAGCGGTTAACCTGCTTCGAGCGATAGTCCACCAAAAGCTTGCCAAGAAGCTCCGCGGTCATCTGTGTGTCCTTTGGTAGACGGTAGCCGCCCCTTGGCTCAAACGTGGAAGCGTTTGCTCCCTTAACGTCAGCACTCACTAAATGCCTCCTCTAAATAGTCGAATGGTTGGCGCGTTATCATGTAAGCGAATAGCGCATGAGAGAGAGTCAGGCGCGTCATCGTGCTCCGCTCCCTCGGTGAAGTCCATGACTTCGTTCCAATAATCAACGCTGGCTTCACGGACACTCTCAAGCCTGGACAGCTTGGACCATGTACCTCGGCCATACGTCGCAATTTTGATGAACTTGTTTGCGGTCTCTGAGTATGTATGGACGGGCAACCCGTACCCGTCGAGCTTGTCGGCCACGTACCCTTTATCCGCGTTCTTCTCCATGTACACCGTGCCAAGTCTCAGCTCGCGGTGTAGTTCCAAGATGCGCGCCATGCACCTGTCAACGTGCGTCTCGCGGTACAGTTCGCCGTGAACGTATGCTTTATCGCCCACCCACTTGATACACGTGATGGCCGTACCGTCTGAACCGCCATAGGCTGCGTCCACATGCATGATGCCGTCGTAAAGAATACTCTCGTCTTTAAAGGTCTTACAATCACCTTCGAAGACCACGCCTTCCTCTGCCACGTGGCGCAGCTCGTAGTTAGCCGCGAAGAGTGAGTGCGTCATTGACGCCTTCAGTTCTGTGGCCGCGTCTACGCTCACGAGCCCCGTGGTATCCCATGGCCACTTCTCAGCGGGTGGCATGATGGTGAACGCGTCGTCTTTGTGCCACGGGGTTCCCGTATTGATGATGCGTCCACCGCGGTTCTTGACGTTTTGAAGCTCGCGGTAAATCTGCTTTGTGCGCTCACGCTCAGCGCGGCTCACACGGTCGCGCAGTGTGACGATGTCGTCCGTGAAGATGATGTCCCAGTGCTTACCGGTGAGCGAACCACCAATGCCGATACCCGTCAGTTGTGGTGAACCAGAGACGTTGCACGCCAGACTTGTAGAGATTGCCGTAGAGCTTGCCGTGGTCAGCTTCAGTGGCTGGCTGTAGATGCTCTGCGCAATCTCCTGGGTGAGCGGATGCTCGACCATGCGCTTGACCGCCGCGAGTACTTCTGCGACGTCATTCTCGCCTTTGCGTTGGAATCCCACGGTCAAGTCCGGACGGGTGAGCAGTATCAACCACAGAGCTACCTCGACGCAGGTCGTCTTGTATGAGCCACGGTGAGACTGAAGCGTCATATCGCCGTGACCAAACACCATCGCGTGAATCCACTTGTCGTGGAGTCCTTCGCGCAGAAGGTCATAACCTAGCTCATGCGCCAGGCGAACCGGATGCTTGGCCATAAGCGTCGCGAGTGCTCTATTTGTCTCCATCGCTCTCTACCTCGTCGAGCAGACTCTTGAACGCGGCGCTGGCTTCCTTAGCGTTGGCGGATACTTCCATCTGCTGCACAGGCTTCTGTCCGGAAGAATCGCGCACGAACTCAGCCGCGCGGACGTCTCCTTCAAGTGCCTGGGCGAGCATGGCAAGCGCCATGGCTTCGCTGGCGGTCACGTTCTTACCCGTGAGTCCTGCGATAGTGGACGCCTGGGACAGCTTGCCCGGCTTCATCGGCATGGCGAGAAGATCTAGAAGCGTCTCGCGAATCTCACGCCTGCGCTTCTGAACCGCGTTAGACTTCGCGGCGCCCTTCTTGCCTATCTCGCTCAGCTCAGCCTTGGTGCGCTCGCTGTTAGGCGTTAAGTTCTTCGCCGCGTTTGGATTGTTCAGCTTTGCCATCTAGCTCCCTAATAATTTCCAACTCACGCTCGGAAAGGTCGAATGCATACTCTTCCACTCGTGCCTCTGCTCGTGCCTCTGCTCGTGCCTCTGCTCGTGCCAGCCTGCGCGTCATATCGCTCGACAAAAGAAAGCCAGCACCATACATCGCTTTTCGCAGTGGCTTCTGGCTTTCAAGCTGTCGAATGAAATACGTATCAGTTTTGGGAATCTCTATCGTTTCGCCTTTGCTGGATAGTCTTCCCAAGCGTGTGGCCATAAGGACACACTTCGGATAGTTGAGCTTCGGTTGCTGTTTGTTTTCTTGCTTGCATGCTTCCTCGATGATGTCTTTCAGCTCCGGCGTGGTGATTGCTGCATTGACCGTGTCGAGGTTCGTAACGAATGAGGTGCGCACCTTGGCACCGTTAGCGTATTCAATGTTTGCAAACGTACATACCGCGCAATCAATCATGTCGCGCATGAAGATAGTGAGAGACGGTGCAAACAGAAAATACTTGATGCCGTGCGCTGTGTACCATCGGCGGATGGATGCCAGGATAGAAAAAGGCGGGTTGTCTACAACAACGCAACCCTCTGGATATTTCTCGCTCTGGTAGTCTCCGCCTGGGCGAAATGGTCGAACGATTGGCGCGTCGCCTAGATCATACTTATCTCGCACCCACTCAAGCACGGCGTCATACACCGCGGGGGGGGTAAAGCAATCGTCGGTGGTCAGCTTCGGCTTGAACTTCTCAACGAATGCTTCATAGTCTTCGAGTTTTTCTTTGCTTGATGACGATACGCCCATTTGTATAATCCTCTCCACTTATGCATAAAAATGAATATTGAGCTAACAAAAAAGCGCCCTCATTGCTGAGAGCGCCCGAGTCGCTTTGTTAACTTTCGTACATTCCTACGGTATCAAGATAGCACGTTTTAATATGAATATAACTGCAAGATTATGCACGATTTATGAATATTCTTATTGCTTTATACACAGCTTAGCAATACCCATCGTGTTTGTAAACTCCAAAGAACGTTCGCGCAGCTTGAACGCTTGACGCATGGAAACGTGCGCCCTCTTGGCCGTCTCCGCCCACGTATAGCCTTCGACAAAGTACAACTGCATCACGAGGGCCGCATCTTGGCCGAGCGCATCTCCGATTGTGTTGCACGCGGAGTAACCGTCAAGAATGACGCTCTCCAATTCGTCCAACAAACCCTCTAGAAACGCCTGTGCGGTCATTTCCGCCATACTTACGCGCGCCGTCGGGTCAGAAGTCGAATTCTTCGCTCCCGAACCTCCTGAAGCCTTTAGAGGCTCTCTAACGGCGTTTAACCTGTTGCGCGCGCTTTCAATGTCTTTCGCGGCCTGCCTAACACTCTCCCACCATTCCAGCCCAGTCATGCCACTACCTCGCCTTTTCCTATAATTCCTCGACCGAGAAATAGATGCCCATGGTCTCAGCGTAGCCTTTGCTAAGACTCTCGCTGCAGATAAAGCGGTCGTCTTCAATTATCCCACACCTGGTCAGACAGTCTTCAAACGTCTTCAGCATGTTCGACATGTCCGGCTTCTCCGTCATGGGGGTGCCATGCGGGTGCTTAGGGCTCGCAGGGAAGCACCACTTCACCACACAGCGCAAAGGTCCGGTGAGCGGCTGGAAATTTTCCGACACCTTCGTGACCGACTTCAGCCACACACAAATCAGATCCTCCGCGGTCTTCAGCTCATCGGACTTTCGGATGGAAGAGTGCATGTTCTTCCCTCTACCCACGATGTACGCCTCAAGGTCGTTGTGCGTCTTGCTAGGCGGTCTCATGGGTAGAAACGCCGAGAGTCTCCTTTTCGCGCTTTCTGCGGGCTCTGCGTGCCTCTGACGGCAGAGCGCGCTACTTCTTGGGTCAACCACATCAATCAATCTCCTAATCGTGAATTGTGAATCGTGAATCGAAAAAATGAACCGCGCCAATTACGCGGGCGCGCGCGGAAATGTTCAAGAGCTTGCGGCAAACGCACCCTAGCACTAGCCTCAGCGTACAAGGGGCGTTTGGCGCGCGCCCTTGGCGCCAAACCCCTGTGCTAGGGGCGTATTGTCCAAGGATTGAATACGAAAAAATCACCATTACCACCAAAATCGGCTTATATACCTATATAAGCGGTGCGCCGTTTTTGGTGGCAACTACTCATTTGGGTCATTCAAAAAGCCGCTTTCTGCTTCTTTAACTGCGTCGATATACATCGTCATCATGCGAGTGCGGCCTCGTGAGCCCTCAACCTCAACTTTGCGCTTTTCGATGGCGCACCAATCGCTGTCCGCCCATCTCTGAATGCTACGAATGTTCGGCTTCACTTCGTACCCCTCTGGGTCTATGCGCGTGCCAATTCGCTCAAGCAGATCCTCTTGGGTGACGTATCCGTTATCGTCCGCGCAACCATCCGCCACCGCCGCGTCGTAAGCGTCCTGCATCAGCTCCGCCGCTTCCTTCTGGATGCGATGGTTCTTCGCCAGCTTACTCTCGCGCCCCTTGGCAAACGGGTCAGCGCCTTCCGTCTCAAACTTGGCGAGCATGCCTGTTGGGTCGTCGTAGAACCTCGGCCACTTGAAGATGACGTCACGCTCTGGCGGTGTCGGAAAGCTCCTCGTGGTCATGGATACACGGTAGGCCGGACAATCGTTCAAGCGTGTGCGCCTGAACTCCTCCGGAATCTCCAGCGGTGTAAAGTCACACATAGAGTCCGCGTCACGCGCATAAACGCCAGAACCACTCATGCGGTCCATTGCCTTCTTCTGGCCAGCTGTACCCTTTGGGTGGTGGTGCGCGTAGACTACGGCGCATCCGCACTCCTCGGTGATACGGTCGATGGCGTTGGTGAACTCTGCCACCATGCGCGAATCGTTGTCGTCTCCGCCGTTGACCTTATAAACCGGGTCAACGATGACCATAGTGAAAAAACCCTTCTCGCCACGTGCTAAAACACGCCGAATCAAAAGGGGCGTTAAGTCCTTCATAAGGCGAGCCTTGCCGCGCAAATTCCATGAATAAAAATTGGTCTTTAAGTCATCGAGTGCGCCAGGCTGCTTATCACCATGGCGAGCGTCCCAAACCGTGTGGAGACGCTGTCTAAACTCATTCGCTTCAATCTCAAGATTTACGTATAAAACGCGTCCTTTGATACATGGCATACCCAGCCACGTGCTACCCGTACAGACCGCTTCCGCTAAGTCAATCAGCGCGTAGGATTTACCCATCTTGGAGTCGCCCGTGAGAATCATCTTCTGACCCTGGCGCAAAAGTCCCGCGCCCTCGATACCGATAAGCGGAGCGTTCAACTCCACCGGCTCATCCCAGTCTGAACAGTCGGCTTCATCTGGAAGGTCATCCTCTGACTCGTCCGCCCATTTCTCCCACTCATCCCAGTCTTTACAGCCAATATTGAGCTTTAAGAGTCTCTGACGGTTTTTGCCGCGGGTGATGCCTGGCATACGTGAGAGACGACTGGGATTCTTGTTGGCCATATCTGGCGAGAATTTACGACGCGCACAGAACTGGTACAGCTTCTCTACGCGCTTTCTATACAGGTTCTCATCGCTTCCCGCGTCAATGTGGACGATAGCGTGAACGCTCTTGTTGCCGCTTGATACCACGGCCACACACGGAAGCTTCATCGCCTGGATCATGCCAAGCTGCTTTTCCACCTCGAGCGTGTCAGACTCAACAAGGGCATATCTGAACTCCGTGATGTTTTGGTTGGAGCGTCCCTTTCCGTCTACTGGGTTAAAGCAGATCCATGCGCCAGCCTCCGGGTTCCAGTCGCCTAGAACCTTGCCAAGGTCTCCGCCGCACTTGGCGAGCTCCTCTCGAAGCTCGCCTGCGTTTCTGCCCCAGTGTCCGCGCTTTGGCATGTATCGGCCGTCTTTTTCGTAGACCTCATTGACGTAGCACACACGGTCGGAATCCTCGAACACTGCCGCTAAGTAGTCCGTTAAGTCCTTAGCCTGGTCCCAGTCTCCGTCCATAACATCAACGTCAACCTCGTCCGCCCAATCTGGCGTAATGCCAGAAACGTCGCCCGGGTCAATGATTTCATCGTCCCAACCAATGGCGTAACCTTTCACACCTGGCGACCAACCACGAGCACGCGCAAACGCGATAATGGTTCCGCTTTTAACACGTGACGGCGAGCGGCCGAAGCTTTTCCACTTACGCTCACACTCGCCCTCGTGGTAGCGGTAGACATCCATACGGCTCCACGCATCCCAGTCCTGCCATGAAAAGCCGGACTCATGGAGCGCCATGCCGCAGTCCACCCACTGTTGATAATCAAGCTCGGAGGGATCTATCCAATTAAGCGCCTCCAGGAGGTCTTTGTGGTCGTCTTTATTCCCCATAATTTTCCACCACGCTTATAAGCGCTCGATAAAAAGGCATGACTTTTGTGAACGCTTTATTCGATGACATATCGATGACCTCAATACCACATGCCTCGGCCACACGGTTTTCAATCTGCGCGCCTTTGCTCTTCGTCCATCCAGGAAGCAAAATCATTACCTCATACATCGGATAATAGGGTTCGTCTTCACCGTCTCGAACTCTAAGCGATAGAGCCTGCAGACACGTGGCCATGGCGGCCTCGTATGGAGAGTCCGAAGGTATCTCTATGGCTGGGTTGAAGACCATGCCATCGCTTACCTTATGCAGAACTTTCTCCATGAAGACGAATGGGCATCTGTACCCCTTCACGCCCGTGATTGGTCCAGACAGGTACACGTTTCTACCTTTCAAGAAATGAAGGTCGCTCTCCGTGACACTTTCTGCGGCAAGCTCCGCGAGTTTGTCGGTATATTCATCGAGGTTCATTACAGTCCACCTCCTCGCTTGTCTTTGTAAGCTCTTCACACTTTGCCTTTGTCTCTTTGTCAGCCAGTGGTCCGTTGATAAAGTCTTCTGCATACTTCAGAGCATCCTCTGCGCTTTCCTTCTTGGCCACTGAGGCAATGGTGCAAAGTGCCGCGGTAAATCCTGCGTCGAAGCCTTCTTCGCGGCCAATGTTATAGGCATCCTTAGTTAGTGCCTTCAGAAGCTCAGCATCGAATGCAGACATTCCTATATTTTCAAGATCCATAATTAGTCCCTCTTTCTGTTTAGAAACATGCCAGCGAACATCAGAAAACCGCCGACGAGTACTCCAAGGCACATATTCAGTGCCCCGTAGTAATAGTCCCAACTGTCATCGCCCGTTGCAGGAAGTGCAGCCTTCTTCTTTGCCTTCTTGGCTGGCTTTGCTGGCGCTGGCTGTGGTTCTGGAGTTGGTTGAGGAGTTGGTTGAGGAGTTGGTTTTTCTTCTTCTACTTTTTCCACAAAG